TTTCATTTATATATACATTTATAGTACAATCACATGTAAGCCTAACGGCGAATCGAAATGAAGAAATTAATTTACAATTGGTATCCAATACATGTAATGCCCTTTTGGTTCCAGTGAAGTGTACGTGGGTCTACGCACAGAGGGACATCTTTAATCCTGATCCGAAGGAGTGTGCTGCAACTCTTCAAGTTGCTCTGCTTGCAGCTCCATAAGCAGAATTTCGTATGGTTTGTCCACAACCATAGAAAGGTGAGAAATGGCATGTTTCTCCAAAACCTGGCGCATCTCACTGCGCCTCTTCTCGTAGTGGTCGCGTCCGTAATAAACCCACTCACGGAGAGCTCCGTCTACATTGACGACACTCGCGAGTTGGGCATTGTACTCCCCCTTAGGCAACAAAACACATTTAAGCGGTTTGAAAATCGAGGCCTCTACCAAGCGTCCGACTCGGTAGGGCAACTCGGGGAGTTGGACAGTCTTCCTTTGAAGAAAGACGAGTTCTCCGAGAGATTCGGCAAATTTCTTGCCTTTGGCGGTCTTAATACCTGGTGTAATGGTGACTCCATACTGTGCTAAATACTTCTGCACAGACAGGAAATTGAAACCTGACCGCCACCAACTGACTCCGTTGAGCATGTCATCCCCATAGTTAAGATGCGCGACGTACTTGCGAAAATCCCCAATCTTAGATTGTGGATAGCATGCATAAAATGCGCACCTATTCATGACGGAATTATCTAGTCCGTTGATGATCACGGTAACTGGAATACCCGATGGAGTACTACCGTCAAGCAGGACGACTTCCAAATTGTATATAACCAAGGGTCGAACCAATTCTCCAGAAGCGGTGGACATCACAAAAAGGTCTAGGGGGGTGTAAGCCCCCATTGCGGCAATGCGAATCATGATCTTGTAGGAACACATACTCGTGCCTGCAGCCTTAGTTGAGTCATACTTCTTGAAGTCACCATCGAAATGGTGTTTGAACCTTTCGAGGTGGGTCCATATATCATCCCAATCCTTGGAAGTGGCATTGATGCCAACGGCACACTCACTCTTAGCGGTCATCATCTGAAGAACACGACAGATGGGTGTGAAGTACTTGCGACAAATCAAGGTGCATGTGATCATCGCTACCATGAAGATTCGAACTTTATCGGATGTGACTTCCTGAGGCTGATCTTTGGGTACTCCGTTGAACAACCAAGGAACTCTCTTACCTGTCTCCAAAACTTTGATCGATTTGATGACTTCCTCCCAGACCTCATCCACAAATTGCTTGCGCTCGTGGCCTAGCTCGTCAAGATAGACGGTAACCCAGTCATTTTTCGAACCTTTGAATCCTTTGCCCATTGACGTGGACCATTTCATAGCATCGATGAAGCGAACTTTATCAATACCATTAAGAGTCTCATCCCACGTGAGCGGTCTCAGATTCTTGAGTAAATATTTTGGGATTTTCTTCTCAAATTCACTCATGTAGTCCTCAACAGCCCATGCCATGTGCTCTGAAGGGAGCCCGGGTGAAGGATTGACCGCATAAACGGCCGATTTGGGCCACATTGATCTTCCGAATGGCGGCCCACCAAATTCTGTCGTATCCCCTGAGATAGCACAAATTTCATCGTGAATCAGGGTCTTGACAGCTCGCGTCTTGTAAAACGCAGATTGATGAATTTTCCCAACAGCTGTAGCGCCCTGATATACCTCAGGTGCATGACCATTCTCCAGCAACCACTTCGTCTGCTCTAGGATTCCTCCAGGAGCGGGCTCTGGGTCTGGGGTAATGAGTGGTTCGCCTCTACACGTTGGGATCCACGAATCTGGTTCAGTTCCCCCGAACAATATCTCTGGACGCTTGACAAAGATGTTGAGAGCGTTGAGTATTTGCTTCTGAGAGACGAGAGCGGATCTACCAATGTCAGGATGTTTGACCAAACCTGCATAATGCATACCAATAATTCCGGGATTGGTAGCATCTAGAGAAATATAAACTCCTCCGCAGGCTCCCTTGAAAGTTTCTTTAGGCCACTTCCAAGCTATGGTTTCAACTCCCGACTCCTTGTCGACTATCAACTCGCCCCGCACGGAAATGGGATCATCTAATGTCCCGTCTGGCCCTTTGTGCAAAAACACGGCCTGAATGGATCCGGGGGAGGTGTTGACGTATCGAATCAGATTTCTCTTGTTTCGGTGAACAACATGACCAATACACAGCTCACTTCCTGGGAATGTCAAAAAGTCTCGAGGAGAGACCAATACTATGTGATCAGCCGCAACCTTATCGTTGTCGCGGATCTTCCAGAAAGTGGGTTTGCTGGGCACGTCATGCTTTGTCATGAGACACAAATCGGACTCGCACCAAAGTACATTCGTGCGATACTTCCATTCTCCTGCGTCGTTCTTTACATGGACAGCGGAGAGATTTTTGGAAGCAAGTGCGATTAGTTGGTCGCGCGTCATTCCAGGATTTTTGTATCCCATTACAGCTGTTACCACTT